GAATAGTTTATCAAAAGGAATCGTAGATAAGAATGTATATGATTTCTTTAATGCTTCACTTGTCGATCATTCAGAAGAGAGACAACCATTAAATGACAAATTTTTTGAAGCATTGAGAAGTAAGGGATATAATGCATTAAAAGATGTTAACGATTCAAAATATTCTGGTTATCAAAGTATAAATCCTATAATAGCTTTTAATACAAAAGGATTAGTCGATGTAGTTGACATTAAAAAACTTACTGATTCTGAGATTTCAAAATCAAAAAACATTGCTTATTCGACTATTCTTGGTTCTGAATTAGTAAAGCAAGGAGCTATTGTTGTTGGGTCGTTTCTGACAGCTAATAAAATAAAATCAACTATAGCAAATGGTAAAAATGTAGAAAGAGTTCAAGTATATCGGAAAGAACATCCTAATACAAAACTATCAAATACTGAAATATCAAGGATGTTGGAATTGGAAGGAGCATAAAAATGATTAAAAAAAGTCTGTTTATTGCTTTTATCGCGTCTATTTCATATTTAGTTCTTATGAACCGGAAAAACAAAATCGGTCCTTGTTCTCCTGAATTAGAACTACTTATAAATCGTAAATAGACATACTGAGTCTATTAAAAGTCAATTCGATATTTAATTATAATAAAAATTTTAAGGGGGATATATCATGACAGTTCTTACACCTACCAAAATTGCAGTGATGAACAATGCCACAAGAGAAATTAATTCAGCAGTTCGCCTCGGTGATGAAGTCGAAGCAATTATTGAGGAAATAAATACTGTAGTTCCAAAATTATTAGGAGTTTTACGTACTCCAGTAAATGCCGCCAAAGCAAAAGCGACATTAACCCTTACAGGTGTTGTGCTTCACGGGCAAAAAGTTATCATTGGAGCAGACGCATATCAATTTACGGCAGATACTGCAAAGACTGTCGATGAAGATCATATAGCCGTCGATATCAAAGCCAGCACAACAGCCGCTACCGGTAATCTTACTATGATTACACAGCCTACTTCAGGTGACACTGTAACTGTAGGAGTTAAGACTTACATATTTGTACCCGTTGGAACAGATAATGAGGACGGAGAAGTATCCATCGGCGGAAATCTTGCTGGTGCACAGGCAGCTCTCGTAGCCGCTATTAATGGAACAGACAGCCATAATGAAGCACATCCGAACGTAAGGGCTGCAACCTTTGCAGCAAATGTGTCTGCTATTACTGCTATAATCGGTGGTGTCGCCGGTAATGCAATTGCCACAACTGAAACATTTACAGCAGTAGGTAATGTGTTTGCCGCGGTTACTCTCGAAACTGGCGCTGACTGTACCGCAGCTAATGCTATTACCGCACTTGTTGCTGCTGTAACTGCCAGTGATACACAGGGTATCACTGCTACAGATGGTGCTGGAGATACGGTTGTGTTTGAGGCACCTATAGGAGCAGCCGGTAACAATATTGTTATTTCAGAAAATCTTGCAAATGGTACGTTTGGTGTAAACGTAAATAATCTTAGCGGTGGTGCTGATACCACTAGTCCGAATGGCGGACGATTTATGGTAGACGCCACAAATCTTTATGTTTACGTTACCGATACCTGGTATAAACTCGTTCTCGGATCTCTTTAAGAAATAAGGACCGGTAAAAAATAAAGTCATTACTTTCTAAGGAGGTGGTGAATTCAAAATGGCAGAAAACCTCAGTTCGAGGATAAAACGTAGTTGGAACGCATTCTTCAATAAGGACCCGACAATATATTATCGAGATATGGGAATGGGTTATTCGGATAGACCAGACCGGACGAGGATGACCCGTGGCAATGAAAAGTCTATTGCCACCTCTGTATATAATAGAATTGCTATGGATGTGGCTTCTATTGGTATTAAACATGCTAGAATAGATAAAAGTGGACAATTTCTGGAGGAGATTCCTTCTGGACTGAACAATTGTCTAACCATCGATGCAAACATAGACCAGACTGGAAGAGCTTTTATTCAAGACGTAGTTTTATCGATGCTTGACGAAGGATGCGTGGCAATTGTCCCAATTGATACCGATGACAATTTAGAAGAAACCAACTCATATGACATTATATCTATGAGAACCGGTAAGATACTCGAATGGTATCCGCAAAGTATTAAAGTACGAGTATATAATGATCAGACGGGACAAAAACAAGATATTTGGGTGTCGAAAAACAATACTGGCATAATCGAAAATCCACTATATGCTGTCATGAATGAACATAACTCAACTCTACAACGACTAATAAGAAAATTAAATATTCTTGATGCAGTTGACGAGCAGAGTGGTTCTGGTAAACTCGATTTGATTATACAACTTCCCTATGTTATTAAGTCCGATGCAAGACGTCAACAAGCCGATAAGAGGCGTGCAGATATGGAGGAACAGTTATCTGGTTCTAAATATGGTATTGCATATACTGATGGTACGGAAAAAGTAACGCAGTTAAATCGTCCAACAGAGAATAACCTAATGAAACAAATTGAGTACCTAACAACAATGTTTTATAGTCAGTTAGGTATTACGACAAGTGTCATGGACGGTACCGCAAACGAGGAAACCATGATAAATTATTATAACCGAACTGTGGAACCTATTCTATCAGCTATTGTTGATGAATCTAAACGCAAATTCTTAACAAAAACAGCAAGAACTCAGCTTCAGTCAATAATCTTTTTCCGAGATCCATTCAAACTTGTAACCGTTGCACAGCTGGCGGAAGTTGCGGATAAATTCACAGGAAATGAAATACTATCGCCAAACGAAGTACGACAACTCATAGGGAAAAAACCGTCTGATGATCCAAAAGCTAATGAACTTAGGAACAGGCATTTGAATGAGAAAACTGGCGAATCCGGAGTATCTTCAAGTTAGATACTTATCAATAAAAATGGGAGGTAAAAAATCAAAATGGAAAAATTTAATTTCAGTGGTTGGGCTACAAAGAACAACATTAAATGTTCTGATGGTCGAACTATACTGAAAGACGCGTTTAAAGAATATGATGGCAAAACAGTTCCGCTGGTTTGGGCACATCAGCATAGCGAACCAGCTAATGTTCTCGGACATGCCCTTCTTGAGAACCGTGAAGAAGGTGTGTATACTTATGGTTTTTTTAATGACAGTGATAATGGTATAGCAGCTAGAAAAGCTGTAGAACATGGCGATATAAAAGCACTGTCTATTTATGCTAATCGTCTTAAACAGCATGGCGATAGTGTTGTTCACGGAGATATTCTTGAAGTAAGTTTAGTTTTGGCTGGTGCAAATATTGGAGCCTTTATAGATGCTGTAATGGCTCATTCCGATGATTCTGAACTATCGGCTACTATCTATACTGGGGAAGAATTTGAGTTATATCATTCAGAAGAAACACCTGAAAGTAAGGACAATACTATGCAACATGAGAATAAAGAAGAAACAATTGCCGACGTATTTGAAACCTTAAATGAAAAACAAAAGACGGTTGTATATGCTTTGATAGCCGAAGCACTCGCTGGAGAAGATTCCGAAGAGGAAATAGTTGATAACAAAGATGTACAGCATGAAGATACTGGTGAAACAATAGCCGACGTGTTTAACTCCATGACTGAAAAGCAAAAGACAGTAGTCTATGCTATGATCGGTGAAGCCCTCGGAGGGGTAGACGATAAAACTGTGGAACATTCTGATGAGAACAACAATAATAATAACAATAACAACCTTGAAGGAGGAAAAAACTCAATGAAGAAAAATGTATTCGAGAACAATGATACCAACGAAACTACTGACAATGCCACTCAGGTGCTCAGCCATGATGAACTGGCGACTATAGTGGCGGATGTTAAACGCTGTGGAACTCTCAAAGAAGCATTTCTTGCTCACGGCATAACCAATATTGATTATTTATTTCCCGAAGCTCGTACAGTTGGCGAGGTTCCGTCTTTTATCACAAGGGATCAGACATGGGTAACAAAGGTTATGAATGGTATCCATAAAACTCCGTTTTCTCGTATAAAATCTGTTCATGCAGACATAACTGCTGACGAAGCCCGTGCCAAAGGTTATATAAAAGGTAATCTTAAAACTGATGAGGTCTTTACTCTTCTTAAGAGAACGACAACACCGACTACTGTTTATAAGAAACAGAAACTTGACCGCGATGATGTTGTTGATATAACTGACATTGATGTTGTAGCACTGCTTAAAGGCGAAATGCGTCTTATGCTTGATGAGGAGATTGCTGGGGCAATACTTGTCGGTGATGGCCGACTTTCTTCCTCAGATGATAAAATCAACGAAACTAACATTCGCCCTATATGGGCAGATCCCGATTTATATACTATTAAAAAGAATGTTGTTATTGATCCAACTGCTACAGAAGATCAGGCAGCAAAAGCATTTATCAAATCTTGTGTAAAAGTTCGCAAGCAGTATAAAGGTTCCGGCAACCCTACCTTGTTTACCACTGAGGATTGGCTTACAGTTTGTCTTCTTATGGAAGATACTACAGGTCGTACCATCTATGAAACAATGGAGAAACTTGCATCGGCAATGCGTGTTAAAGAGATTATAACGGTTCCGGTTATGGAAAATCGTTCTCGTACTGATGGCGTTCTTGGTTCAGTAAATCTTATGGGTATAATGGTAAATCTTGCTGACTATAATGTTGGTGCAGATAAAGGTGGAGCCATAAACATGTTCGAAGACTTTGATATCGATTACAATGCTCAGAAGTATTTGATCGAAACTCGTTGCTCAGGTGCTCTGACTAGACCTTATTCGGCTGTTGCTTTTGAAACAACGTATACTCTTCCTGCGTAAGTTTATTACAATAAATAATCATTAATAAAGCGAGGTGAAAATTCAAAATGGCGAAAGACATGTATACTATTGGATATGTTGTCAACGTTGAGACCAGACCGGGCGTTTGGGATGATAATACTTTTGAACGTAGATACTGCGGAGAAACTGTTCGTAGTGCACTCCAGACACAATCCTCTGGAGGTGTTAACGATAATATCAATATTGCAACTGATATTAGTATTGTGTCTAATAAATTTGCCAATAAGAATTTTCAATATATGAAATATATTGAGTTTATGGGTGCTAAATGGAAAATCGTTAAGGTGGACGTTCGGTACCCTAGACTTGTATTGACGATGGGAGGATTGTATAATAATGGCCAGCAGTCTTGAACTGCAAGCACTTCTTGAGAAACTAATCGGAAGTCGAAACGTGTATTTTCAACCTCCCGCATCAGTACAAATGAAATATCCGGCAATTCGATATTCTAGGGATGGAATAGAGAACAAAGTAGCGAATGATGCGGTATATAATCAGATATATTCATATGAAGTTATAGTAATTGACCGAGATCCAGATAGTGTAATATTAGGTAAAGTGTCAATACTTCCGATGTGTAGATTTGTTAGACACTATGTAGCAGATAACCTCAATCACGATGTTTTTAAACTATATTTTTAAAAGGAGTACATTATTATGAGAATTGCCTGGGATGAAATTGGCAGACATTATTATGAGACCGGTGTTAAACAGGGCGTCCTTTACCGACAAGTAAACGGTGCATATCCTCTCGGAGTTCCGTGGAATGGTTTATCTGCGGTAACAGAAAGTCCGTCAGGGGCTGAACCGAATGAGGTGTATGCAGATGATAGCATATGGTTAAATATTCCATCTGCTGAGAAATTTGCGGCGACAATCGAAGCATATACATATCCTGATGAATTTGCAGAATGCGATGGATCAGCCGTTCTTGCAACTGGTGTTATTATTACTCAGCAAACTCGCAAACCGTTTGGATTCTCCTACAGAACAGCCCTTGGTAATGATTCAGATGGTATCGATTACGGTTATAAAATTCATGTTGTTTATGGAGGTCAGGCCGCCCCGACCGAAAAAGCTAACAA